TGACGAATGGGAGTTGATGCCTGCTGAAATCAGCATGGGTATGCAGAATCTGCTGGAAGATGATGGCTATCTCTATCTCAAGGAGAAGCCCGGCACCACTGCTGATCGCACCTATATCCCTGATGAGGCTTTCCGCTTTGTCTTTGCAGGTAACACGGTCGGTCAAGGGGATGTGAGTGGTGCCTTCAACGGTGTGCAAGTGCAGAACACGGCTACCATTGACCGATTCACCAACGTCATTAAGCTGGACTATCTGGCTGCTTCGCATGAGGTCAAGTACCTTACTAGTAAGACCAGTGTGGATAAGGCTATGGCTGCCGATATGGTCAAGCTGGCTGCTCTGATCCGCAGTGCGTACAATCAAGGCAAGATTGGCCTCACCATGTCTCCCCGTACCCTCATCAATTGGGGTAAGAAGATGGAACGTTACGATATGGCTGCTGCCTTTAACGTGGCTTTCCTAGGTAAGCTGATCGATAGCGATCAAGTGTCTGTGAAGGAACTCTATAAGAAGGTGTTTGCATGATTAGTAATTTCGCATCATTCTGTCTAGGATATTTCCTAGTCACACTTCTTAGGGATGCTATACAACAGGATATGGTAGCATTTACTTTCCATATGCCCATTGCAATGTTCGGTGTCTACGCTTATACTCAAGGCTGAAAGGAATATCATGGCTAAGATTACTCAGACTCAACGTGACTTCATGGTTACTAAGATGTTTGATGCTATTGAAAACTATTATAAAAAGACTTATCAAACTATTGTCGATGAGATTGAGGCGCTTGATTTGTGTGTTCGCTTTGACCAAGACTATCGTCGTCACAATGCAATGAGTAAGGCATACATTCGTTGGAGCAACGATAAGATGGTAGAGTTTATTAGGAATGGAACTGCCAAGCTCAAGAAAGAACCTTTTGAATTGCGTACTAGCATTGCTGACTGTTTGGATTTTCCTGCTATCCCTAAGAAAACTCTTGAACGCGCAGACTATCTTGCTAACATGGCAATTCGTAACGATCAGCGGCGCATTGATGAGAAGGATGATGCCCGAATGAAGTTTGAACTCATGGGCGCTGAGGGTCTATACGAAGAGTTTACTAAGATGATTGCTCAGTACAAGGTTTAATATGATGCACACTCCTGCCCACAAGTATATTAGTAAGGAAACACCAATGTCTATTCTCTCTAAGTTCATGGATAAGATGGTTCGCTCTAGTAAGCCCGCTATGGGCAATGGCATGTTCAAGCCGTTCTTTGTCCACCATTTCTGGCCCAGTGAAGTCAAGAAGATTCCTCATCATGGTAGCCGAGGCTTCACTGCCTATGTCTATCCTGATCCTGAAGACTATCGCTATGTCTTTGTCAAGGGCACTATCTGCTCTAAGCATGATGTGTTTACTAAGAGTATTGGGCGAGAGTCGGCACTCATGAAGGAGAAGTCTTTCAGGGTGAACAAGCGTGATCTTCCTCAATACTTGATGAGGACTTCCCAAGAGAATGGACTTCCATTCAATAGTTTCCTCTACCTGTATAAGTATCTATTCTAATGGACCTTACCAAACCATTTCCTATTGGCAGCATTCTTAAGAGTAAATCTGGTAATAGGCTATACATTACTGCTACATATAGGAAAGCAGGGCAACCTACACTAATCTCTCTTAATAATGGAAATAGATATTCAGATACTACAGAGTTGCATCCTGTATATGAAGACATTATAAATAATGCACTGTATAGATGTACTCATTTTGAGACAGCTTCTCAAGCATCAGAATTTGAATTTGTATCTATGCCACTCGTCGATTTTAAACTATGACTATCAACTACGGTAAGCTTGCTCTTAAAGAAATGATTGAGAATGCAGGTAAAGCTATAGTAGATGACATGCTAGTGGCCCCACCTGGAACTAGCAAGAAGGTCTGTCATGTAACCTGTCCCGCTGGCGTTGACACGCGCAGTCGAATGACTATTACTAATAGTGGTGGTCAAAGCCTAATGTGGCATTGCTTTAATTGTGGTGAGAGTGGCTACTATCGTAGTAGGGAATTGTCCTATCTTGCTGATCCGCACAGCCATCGAAATACTACGGTAGTATTCCGTGATCCAGTAAAAGAATATCTTGACAATCTAGTAGCAAAAAATGATCTGCCTACTTGGCCGCGTCTATGGCTAGCTGAATACGATATGTTGAATATGCCATATTTGACTGGCTGGAATAAAGATTTGCTAATGCTTCCTATTTATAATAGCAAAAGTGTTCTTACTGGATTCCAAGGTAGGAATTTTGGAACAACTTACGGTGCAAAATACTACACTGCTATTCAGAAAGATGAGCCTAGAATGGCTTTCTTTAGGTCAAGCTTGACAAGCAGAATTGTGGGCGCGGAAACAATTATCTTTACAGAGGATGTATTGTCTGCTATTAAGATTGCTATGATTGGAATTGATAGCTGCGCCCTACTTGGAACATCCCTTTGCAAAGTTGAAGACCTTCCTGCTCCAGAAACAGCCCTGTTGCATCGCCTTCATAATCGTGCTATCATCTGGCTTGATCCAGATAGTGCAGGCACCAAGGGTGCTATGTCTCTAGTCAGGGATTTGTCTCCTATTTATAAAATCAATGAAGTGCGTGTAGACGAAGAACCTAAGCGTATTCCTTTTGAAACTCTACGAAAGATTGTAACTACCTATGTATGATATTGATCTAATTCGTGTTGTTCTTAATAAAGATAAGTGGGACAGGTTTAATGAGTATGTTAAGAAGCATAACGTAAGCCGATATACCCGCGATGTTCTTGATGTAATTAAAGACTATTGGGACACCTATCCAGAACATACCACTATTGATATTTCATCCCTCAAGTCTCTGTTCTTCATCATCAAGGGCAAGACAATCAAAGATCCCGCAGCATATGAGGCTCTCTTCCAAAATCTAGATGAGAGCATGACTCCTGTTAGCGAGGAAATGATTCTCAAACATCTAGTTGAAGTTGACTATGCCACTCAAATTGCCAGTGAAGCAGAAGGTCATGTGCTCGGTGTTGCTGGCAAATCTATTAATAATGTTGGAGAGTTGTTTGAGAAGTATGAAGAAGAAATTGGTAAGGCTACTAAACCAGAAGATGTTTTTGTATCACCTAGTCTTAGCTATGTCTCTTCTGTCGCTAGTGCTCCTGGCCTCAATTGGAGGCTTACCGAAATGAACATTGGTGCAGGACCACTACGTAAGGGTGACTTCTGCATTGTTGCTGCTCGTCCTGAAGCTGGTAAGACTACCTTTGTAGCTTCTGAGGCCACATTCATGCTATCGCAATTGAAGGAAGATGAGCATGTTATTTGGGTGAACAACGAAGAAGCCAGCATTAAGGTGATGATGCGTTGTATTCAGGCATACAATCAAGTTACTACTAAGGATTTGCTTGATGACCCTGCCAAGTATGAGAAGTCTTTCCTAGATGGTGGGGGCAATAGATTTCTGATTGTTGGTGATGATTCTCCCTATCGTAGTGTCTCTCGCATCAACTCACTTCTTACTAAGCATAAGCCTGGACTCATCGTATTCGATCAACTAGATAAGGTTGATGGTTTCAAATACGAGAAGGAAGCCTATCAACGTGTTGGTGCTCTCTATCTATGGGCCAGAGAATTGGCTAAGAAATATTGTCCAGTTATCGCTATTAGCCAGCTAGATGGTAGTGCAGAAGGACAGAAATGGGTTACGATGGACCATCTTAGGGGCAGTAAGACGGACAAGCCTGGAGAAGCTGACCTCATCGTGATGATTGGCGATGAACGCGCTGGCACTCTTGACAGGTACATTACTTTGGCTAAGAATAAGTTGTTCGGTGGGCCTATGTCTATTGAAGCACATAGGCATGGCAATTTTGTTGTTGGCATTGAGCCTACTAAAGCGAGGTATGTAAGCAAATGGACTACGAAGTAACTGCTAAAGGAGTGAGTCCTGGTATCTGGCAAGATAATAGACTCAAGAAATTCCTATGGCTTATTAATAGTACATCTACGTCAACAAAACATTTTGCTGTATGCTTTGGAATTAATAGTGTAAGTAGTCCACTCTCTTTCAAAGTATATTCACAAGATCAATTTTATGAACATAATGAAGAATATATTAAATTTACTAAGGTGTTTTAATGGAAAACCAAGTAGTTAATGCCGAGTCTATCTATCCTGGCCTTTGGCAAGACAACCGTAAGAATATGTATATGTGGTTGATTAATGGGCATGAACGTGATGATGACAATGACCCTTCATATTCTGTTTGCTTTGGTGGAAATACTAAGGATGAAGCAAATGAGAATGAGCAATACCAATTTGTAAACTACTCTAGAAAAGAATTCTTACAGGTTAATAAAGAATACATTTTTATTAGGAAGGCATGATGAGTATCATTGCACTCGATACTGAGTACACACTTAAGTGTCCTATTGGAACCAACAAAGGTAATCCAATGTGGAAACTAAACAGAGTTGTTCTAGGTGGGTATTTGGTTGATGAAGAAGGTGTTGAAGTAAATGAGTTTACTCACCTTGAAATTCCCGCATTTGTAAATAATACACTAAAATTTGCAAATATGGTGGTCGGTTGCAACATCAAGGCTGACCTCCTCTATCTCTATCGTGAGTATCCCTGCACTCCTCTTCCTAATATTTGGGACATTCAACTAGCCGAATATCTTCTCACTGGTCAGCAGCATAAATATCCCTCTCTCAATGAACTGATTGAGAAGTATATTGGTAAGGAGAGATTGAAGGATAGTAGACTCAAAGAGTATTGGGATGCGGGCATTGACACGGATGCAATCCCGGTGTCTATTCTTCGCCCCTATTTGCATAATGATGTACAATGCACCATGCTAGTATTCAAGCAGCAGTGGGAAATTGTGTCTTCCATGAATGCTCTTCCTTTCTATATCTCTCAGATGGAAGCACTGCGAGCCACCACTTCTATGGCCTTGCAAGGTATGAGCGTTGACACTGCATACATTCGTAAGCAACTTGACGAGTATGGTAAAGAGATTGAAACCATTGTAAACGAATGGGAAGCCTATCTCGGCACTGAATATTCTATTAGTAGTCCCAAGGATTTGTCCCTAGTGTTCTTTGGAGGTGAGAGGAAAATTGTTGAAACGGAATTGGTTGGCAAGTATAAGAATGGCAATGATAAGTATAAGAAAGTAGAGAAAGTAGTTAATATTCCTCAACGTGTTCCTCCTATCGATGCCAAGAATGGCCGAGGCTATTACAACATCGATGAAAATATTCTTAAGGAATTGTCTAAAATTGGGCACTCTGATGTAGGCAATCTAGCAGACCTAGTATCTCGCTATCGTAAGAATGTAAAGATTCGGGAAACCTACTATCAAAATCTAAATGATTTGGTATTTCCTGGCAACAAGGTATATCCTAATATCTCTCATACTAATACGGGCACTGGTCGCCTAGCTTGTAGTGCTCCTAATGTGCAGAATCAAACTCTTGAAGGTGGAGTCAAGAAGAGTTTTATTCCATCTAATCCAGAGAATGTTCTCGTAGAGTTTGACTACAGTCAGCTAGAGATTGTCTTCCTTGCCTACTTGACAAGGGACAGTCAATTGATGTATGATATTAATCATAAGATTGATATTCATACTGCTCTATATAAAGATATGTACGGCCTTACTCCTACTAAGGATGAACGTAAAGCATTCAAGCCACGTACCTTCCTACTCATCTATGGTGGTAGTGCTAATGCTCTAGCTACTCAAGCCAATATTAGTAAGCCTGAAGCCACTCGATTCATTGACACTTTCTATAGGCGCTATCCTGGTGTCAAAGAATGGCATATGGGTTTGCTTGCTGATGCTTATAAGAATCGTACTATCTTCTATAAGGAGAGTGATCCTAAGCCCTTTTATAAGTATATGAAGACTATGCCCTGGGGTCGTCGCTACCATCATGTCAGCTATGACAATGAGTGGACTAGTAAACGTACCTTCAGCCCTACAGAATTGAAGAACTACCCAGTGCAAGGCACAGCTACTGGTGATATGATGCCAATGATGTTGGGTGTTTTGCAACGCTACCTTGAGGAGAAATGCTATTATCAACTAAATAGTGTTAAAATGATTATGACTGTTCACGACAGCATTTTGTTGGAGTTTAATAACTTCGATATTAAGAAACGTATTGAAGAGATTAAGCAAGTTCTAGAGAGTGCTCCCTACTATTGGAAGCAATATTTCAACAGCGATATGAAATTGCCGTTGACTGTGGGAGCTAGTGTTGGTGCCAATTGGCAAGCTATGGTGGAGGTTTAATGAAGATTGTTACTGCTATTAATACGAAGGTTGTCAACACCAAGTTTGGTGCTAAGGACACGTTCAACATTACTTGTGATGATGGTGTAAACTACAGCATGGGTTTCAGTAAGCCCAAGTTCAAGGTGGGTGACACTATTAATTTTGTTAGTGAGGCAGATAAGTATGGACAAAAGATTGACCCCGCTACCGTCCAAGTTATCACTGCTGGAACAGGGGCTAGCGTCCCTACTCCTGCTGCTGGCGGTATGCGGAGTGGTGGCAGTGGGTACAGCCCTCGGCCTTTTCCTATTCCTCCTCTTCATGGTGATCGTTCCATTGTAAGGCAGAATGCCCTTACTAATGCGCGTGAACTTGTCACTTCTATTATTGGGCCAGATCCTGATAGCCACGCCGAATGGGCCGCGCGACAAGTTCAGTTTGAAGTGTTGGCGGCAGAAGTAATCCGTGTTGCACGCATGTTTGAAGACTATACGGCTGGTGACATTGAGGCGCGTGTTGCGCAAGAGAAGGAGTAAGTATGTACATTGCTTTTCAGAAAACCGATGGTAAAGTGGTTGTATCAACCAACTGGTCTGACCAAGGAGTTGCTATTATTCCTGAAATGAAAGACATTAAAGACTTTCTAAACTATTATGAATCAAGCATTGAAGATTGGGCATTTTACGAAATCCCAAATGATGCGCCTTGGACTGCGCTAATTGAGCAAGCATATAAGCAAGTCAAAATTGGAAAGGCAACAATTGGTGATTAATAATTTGGTTAAAGACATTCTTGATTTGGCAGAGGGGAGGAAACTCCCTTCTACTATTAGTCATAATGTTGGTGCCTCATTTACCAAATGGTTTGAAGACAGGGAGCCCCGTAAGGAGAAGACTCTCTACTTCTCGGAAGTTGGTGATCCCTGCCTTCGTCGCCTTTGGTACAAGGTGAACACTCCTACTGCTGCTGAAGAATTGCCTGGGCATACTCGCATCAAGTTCTTGTATGGAGATATGCTTGAAGACTTGGTGCTTCGTCTTAGCGAAGCTGCTGGTCACACTGTTGCTGGAGAACAACAGAAGGTCAAGTATGAAGTGGGAAATGGCTGGACTATTAGCGGTCGCATCGATGCCGTCATTGATGGTGTTGTTGTTGATGTAAAGAGTGTCACCAAGTTTAGCGAGGATAAGTTTAAGGAAGGACTTGTAAATGATCCATTTGGATATTACAGTCAGCTAAATGGGTACGCTACTGCTCTTGATAGTAGTGATGCTGGCTTTCTCACAATTCAGAAAGAACTAGGACATATCTCCTACTACCCAATTAATGTTGACAAGCGACATTTCGTAGATCAAGTAGAACATGCCATTGATGCTGTAGAGCGTAAGGATAATGATTTGCCAGTTATTCCTGCCATTCCTCAGTCGGCTACTAGTAAGAATAAGAAGCTCGATACTACTTGTTCCTATTGTGCCTATAAGAAACAGTGCTATCCAAACCTTCGTACCTTTGCCTATAGCAATGGTCCAGTGTTTCTAACTGAAGTTGTTGACCTACCTAAAGTGATGGAGATTAAGTAATGTCTGCTACGGTACTGGCGCATCATCCTACTGGAAGTCATTACATCTGCAATCCACCAGTGATGAACACTGATAGGGATATGATTTTTCTTGTGGACAACAAGACAGTTGCTGGACTTGAGTTGCTTACAGAAGGATGGACTACTGATTGGAAGGTTTATTCTAAGACTGACTTTGTATCTTACAAGAAGAGTGTTGATGGTACTATCCTCAATGTTCTTCTAACAGAAGATAAGAACTACTATGATAGGTTTGTGCTAGCTACCAACATTGCCAAGAGGTTGAATGTTCTTAAGAAGGATGATAGAATAGCTCTATTTGATGCAATTGTGTATGGACCTGAAGGAGAAGATGATGCCCCAAGTTTTTAATGCTGAAATTACTTTGGATGATATGGAGTTTGATCGCATTGTTTCCGAACGCCTTAAGGAAGCATACGAAGACATGAAAATTGATGCTCAATATAGTGGGGAAGATAAGGACTCTGCTAAGCTGCTCAAAGCACTTAAGCGAGTGCATAACTTCTTTGCTATTCCTTCTAAGCACATTCAATGAAAATCCTAGTAATTCCAGATACTCAGGTTAAAGATGGCATCCCTCTTGACCACCTTCGATGGGCTGGTAGCTACATTGTCGATAAGCGGCCTGATGTTGTTGTACACCTTGGCGATTTTGTCGATATGCCGTCACTATCTACCCACGATAAGGTTGGCAGTAAAATCTTTGAAGGACTACGTTACAAGAAAGATATTGAAGTAGGTAAGGAAGCCATGAAGCTCCTCCTATCTCCGTTACGTGAGTTGCAAGCACAACAACGTAGGAATAAGGAGAAGGTGTATAAGCCACGTATGGTAATGTTGTTGGGGAATCATGAGAATCGAATTGACCGCGCTATTAATAACCAACCTATGCTTGAGGGAGTTATCTCAACTAAGGACTTGGAGTATGAAAATGATTGGGAAGTACACGAATTCCTACATCCAGTGGTTATCAATGGAGTGGTATTTAATCACTATTTTCCTACTGGAGTCATGGGCCGTCCCGCTAGCAGTGCTAATGTTATGGTTAACAAACTTCACCAGAGTTGCGTAGCAGGGCACCAACAAGGTAGGCAGGTAGCATATGGACGCAAAGCAGATGGGTCATCTATCACTTGCATTATTGCTGGTAGTTTCTATCTTCACGATGAGCATTACATGGACATTACTAGTAACAAGCATTGGCGTGGTTTGGTTATGCTGCACGAAGTAGAAGATGGTCACTTCGATGAAATGTTTGTTTCTATCAACTATCTTAGGAAGAGCTATGAGTAACATCGTCAAACGCCTGCGCGCCGCAGGGGTGAAGGTTAAAGATGAATAAGTTTTGTGTAAATTGTAAACATTATAGACATAAATCTGGAATTGTTACTGAACACTACTGTACTCATCCTAATAATACAGAAATTAACTTAGTAACTGGTAGCACAATCTATAGAAATAGTCCGCAACTACTACGTTCCAATCTGATTGGTTGTTCTACGGTAGGAGTATGGTATGAAGAAAAATCTACTAAATAAATTAGTAGACTACGTATTAGACGTACTAGTAATCTTCCTACTCTTTGCTGCACTGTCTGTTATTGTTCTATTTTTTGTTGCTTTCTTTAATGTAATTTGGGGAGTATAATGAGTTATTGCA